TGATATTGCCAAAGTTAAGACATATATCTCTGCGGCGTGGACACCAGAGAACATTGCACCTGTGACCCAAGCCGTGACCGATGCAATCGCAGTCCAGCAAGCCGCAATCACCGAAGCCGCAGCAAAGAAAGCCGAAGCCGAAGCCGCAGCAGCCAAGGAAATCGAAGATGCCAAGGTACGTGAAGCAGCAGCGGTTGCAGCAAAGACCGCAGCAGAGCAAGCAGAGCAAGCAAGCAAAGCAGCAGAAGCCAGCGCCAAAGCCGCAGCAGACGCAGCAGAGAAAGAAAATGCCCGTCTAGCCCAAGCCCTTGCAGTAGCCGAGGCAGCAGCAAAAGCAGCCGCAGACAAGCAAGCCTTTGATGACGCAGTTGCAGCAGCAGTAAGAGAAGCAGCATGACCCTCGATCTCGACATCAACGAAATCAACTTCATCCTGCAAACGCTTGGGCAGTTGCCCTCGTCCAGCGGCGTGTGGCCCTTGATCGTCAAAGTCAAAGAGCAGGCCGAAGCACAAGTAGCAGAGTGATGGAAACGCAACACCTAATCAACTATGGCCTGATGACCGTAATGGCAGTCATTGGCTGGTTTGCCAGAGAAATGTGGTCAGCCGTAAAGGAACTCAGGTCAGACTTGGCGGTGTTGCGCTCTGAACTTCCAAGGGACTATGTTTGCAAGAACGACTATCGGGAAGATGTCCGAGAGTTAAAAGAAATTATGAACAAAGTTTTTGATAAATTGGATAGCAAGGCTGATCGGCAATGAATGCGCTGGCTTGTCCTACTTTTTCCTTTGCTTTTGGGGGCAGGCACATCATGCAATGTTGGTGAGTTTAAGGTGCTGGCGCTGACTACGCATGACCCAACTAGGCGCAAAGAAGTAACGCTGGACTGGTTAAAAAAGAATGGTGAGCAATGCTCCAAGGAGCAATTGACAGGGCTGTTTAACGCATTACCCGAGTGGCTTGGGACAGCAGATAACTTTGAAATTAGGGGCTTAATCCATGAATTCTACAGACCTGAAAAGTAAACTTACTTTTGTTGTGACGGCAATGGTAGCTGCAACGCTTTGCATTTGCGTGCTGGTGATGGTGCTGGCGCTGATTCTTGGCCTATGGGCTGCCGAAGTGGACAACGCAGAAATCTTCAAACTGATTAGCCCTGCTTTTCAGACCATCATCGGAGGCTTCATTGGTTTGCTTGCTGGTGTCAAACTAAGCCATGATGAAGATAAATGATTGATGCGCTGCGCTGGTATCCAATCCTGCCGGTGGTTGGCTACCCGACAAAGTTTGATGTCGTCAATCAGCGCATGGAACGTCTGGACGCTGAGAATTTAAATTTATTAAGATCACAACGGGCCGAGCATAAGATGCGTGACTTAGAGTTTGAGTTGTATGTCAAACGGGCAGACCAAGCCAAACTAAGATTAGAGATATTCCAAAACAGAAAGGTAGATTTATTATGCTGACCCTGCTATCAACCCTAATTTCTTTTCTTGCTGGCGGCTTGCCTAAGTTGCTTAGTTTCTTTCAAGACCGTTCGGATAAAGCGCATGAAATGGCCTTGGCCCAGATTCAAGTTCAGCGTGAGATTGAAATGCGTAAATTGGGCTTTGAGGCGCAAGAAAGAGTTGAACACATCCACACAGAGCAAATGCAGATTGAGGCCGCTACAGAGCAGCGTACAGCCCTTTACGCCCATGATATAGCGATTGGTCAGGGTGCTAGTCAATGGATGATTAACTTACGGGCAGGGGTCAGGCCGCTAATAACTTATGGGCTTTTCCTTTTGCTAGTGTTTGTCGATGTCGCTGGCTTTGTTTATGCGTGGAATCACGATGTTGAATTCACGGTCATGCTCAATCAGCTCTGGGACGAGCCTACCCAGTTAATTTGGGCCTCAGTTATTTCGTTTTGGTTTGGCAGTCAAGCGTTTTCAAAATGAAAATCTCGGACAAATGTTTGGAGATAATTCGCCACCATGAGGGTGTTCGGTACAGGCCATACAGATGCCCAGCAAAGCTGTGGACTGTTGGCGTGGGCCATGTGCTTTACCCAGAGCAAGGCAAACTGCCACTTGATAGGCGGGGGGATTATGCTTTGCTGGACAAAGACAACAGGCAGTTTTCAAAAGAGGAAGTAGATGAGATACTCAGAAACGATCTTGCTCGGTTTGAGCGTGGAGTGGCACAGTATTGCCCAGTTTCTCTTAGCCAAGGGCAGTTTGATGCTTTGGTCAGCTTTAGCTTTAATGTTGGCCTTGGGACACTACAGCGATCAACCTTGCGTCAAAAGATTCTTAGAGGCGATGCAGCGGAAGATGAGTTTTTAAGGTACACCATTGGCGGCGGCAAAGTCTTAAAGGGACTTGTGAACCGCCGCAATGATGAGCGAGCGTTATACCTTGGCTAACATCACTCGTTGTTGTCTGCCAGAGCGACCTAGCCTAGTTCCTTCGAATTCGATTAGGTCTTTTTCGTAAAGTGCTTTGTAACGAGCCGTGATCGAGGAATACGGATACATCGGGAAAAGTCTCAGAACATCGTCAGAGATGCACCCGTCTGGAAAGCCTTTAATGGCCTCGTAGACAATCTTTTCCAGCTTAGTAGTGTCTACCTTCTGGGCGGCAGCGTGGCTCGTTTCTGGGTCATCCCTACGCACTAGTTTGTGAATCTCAGTGCCAAAGACTTTGAGGGACAAATCATTAAAAAAGTTTTTCATTTTATTTCCATTAAGGTGGGGGTACTAATTGGGTTTGCGCTTTGCCGCTAACCTGAAAGGTTGACACACAAACTCAACTTTCCCCCCGTTATTTAAAAGGGTATTTCAGAATCGTCAATCTCGACTACTTTTTTGCGGTTGTCCTTGCCCTTTTCCTCTACGGACAAAGACATGAAAGTTGAGCCTTCCTTGGACTTTTTAATCCATGCGCTTATCCAGTAATCAGTCCCTGCGACATTTAAGCTGCCTTTGTAGTTTGGGTGTTTGTCTGTTTCTTTGCGGTCGTTCTTAAAGAGCGAGCCTCGGTTGGTATTGTCATACTCCATTTTGGTCTTTCATTGCATTAAGTTTTAAAATCTTGCCGTCTAGCTCCGTGAGGAATTTAACGACTTCCCTCTCTAGGGTTTCCCCGTACTCTTTGTCAAACTCTACCCGTTTAACAAAAATCTGAAGCCAGTCTGGGCATCGTGGGTCAAAGCTCACGAAGTCGCACCACTGCCTTTGTGTACACAACATCTGCCACTGCATCTGCGTGATGTATTTGGTTGGGACGGTTTGGCTTATCAAAGTATCAAGATGTGTTGCCGTGTTTGGGCATTTAATCTCAAGCATCCCGAAAAGCCCCACCAAGCCGTCAGGACTGGCCCCAGACGACTCTATTGTCTGGTGGACAATAAACCCTACCTCGTCAACCAAACAATCGGTCTTGGCCTCGTATGCGGCTCGTGCCAGAGGTTCGTTGTCCGTTCCCCATTGCATCGCAGCATTTGTAAAGGACTCGGCTTGCTGGCCTGTCAGTTTTTCGCAGATAAGCTGCGCCATGTAGTTATCCCTGCTTGCTGAGTAGCCTGACTTGGTGGTTGCTATCACATCAGCTACCCTGCTGGCGGTCACTTTGCCCAGTCGGGCCGTGAACCATTCTGGTGTTCCTTGTTCCATTACAGCTCTCCTTTTAATTTAAACCCAAAAGCGTTCATTTGAAATATGATTTCATTGATACTTTTACGCCCAAGATTAGGTGTTTTTAAAAGTTGGTTCAATGTGCAGTTCCGTAGCTGGTCAATGGTATAGATTTCTTCTGCTTTTAAAGCGTTTTCAGACCTAACGGTTAACCCAAGTTTATCAATTCCTTGGTCAACTATTGCTTCATTTAAAGCCCATTTTTTAAGAATGGATTGTCTGCGTTCTAACATTTCCTCGGCTATGTTGTACGCTTCACGGGCAATAGCAGTTGAGTTCTTTTCAATGCCAATTTTCATGGCCTCAAATGCGAATTGATCGAGCAGTTCTTCTTTAGTCATATCTGAGCCTTTGCTTTATCTTTGGCTGCAATGACTTTCTTCTGCCAAACGCTATCCCCATTGCAAGCGGCGTAAGCGGTCATGTAAGCGGATTTTAATTCCTCGTTGGTCGTGCAGCCCTCAATGTTAATCAAGTGGTCAGCAAGGGCGTTTAGATCAACCTTTGACTTCTTGGAAGCCAAGTTTCCGTCATCGTCCTCGGGCGCTATGCCGCAAGCTGCCATTAAGCTGTATCTTCTGGCGTAAGTCAAAGCGCTACCGTAACCCTGCGGGTCTTGCTTGGTTGCTGGCACAAAGATTATTCCGCACTCGTAAGTCTCACCAGACTCGTGCAAGAAGATTGTCTCCACCATCACCCCATCAGCGTGTTCGTAGAGCTTTTGGATAAGGGCTATTCCGTTGTCGTTTAAAGCGTCTACAACAGCTTCTACGCAAGCGGCAAGGTCAGCATAGCGACTTTTGAAATGCGGGTTCGTGGAAGTCTTTAAAGCAGGGCCAAAAGCCTTTTGAGCCTTGACCAATGCTGTGGCAATGTTTTTCATTCTGTAATCCTTTGGACGGGTGTTGCGAGAAGCCATTTATTGCCGAGATTGCGTATGCAGCGAATCCATTGGCGCTGGTAAGAGCGAATGACTGAGGGCGGTGCGTCATAACTCGCAAAAAGCTGACGCACATGGGTAAGGAGCTGCGTGTTCATGTTGACCACCAAGCTGCTAGGAGGGCTGCAAGGCCAACTCCAATAATTAAGGCGGTAAGGAAGTCCAGAGCTGCTTCAGCTCGTTCGGTGATGTTTTTCATTAGGTGGCCTTTCTGATTGCGTTCATTAAAACTTCGTTTGTACCGATACATTCCCAAGTCTCTGGGTAATTGTCAAACAGCGATAAAGCCTCTCTGCAAGCCTCCAACAAATCTGGAGCTGCCGCTATCAGCTTTGCGTCAGCAGGGTTTCGGACATCGGCCCAGACAATTTCACCGACAGCGTGGTTTTGTGCGTTGTCAATTAAATCTACTTTGGTAGAACGAGCTTCAGAGATATGCCAAGGTGCGGGAGTGTGTTTCATTTCATTTCCTTTGGGGGCCGAAGCCCCCCATTGAGTTTAGATATTGTTGCGAAGTTCTGTTTTTGTGTTCAAAGCAAATTGCTTGCTTTCCAAACACTTATCGCACTGGTGTTGCGTTTCTTCTTTTTTGAAATCTGCCCAGTTAGCAGACATTGGAGTGCGAAGCATTGAACGACCACAAGCTGTTTGTGATGCCCATCCAGAGCCGCCTTTGTTTAAGTGCATTTTTCTCATTTCATTTCCTTTAATGGCCCGTTTGCAAAGTGCTGCGGGTTAGGTAAATTATAAGTTGTCTTATATGACCTCCAAGACTTATTTCACTTATTTTTGTAGGGACTTACCCTAATGTTGTTTTTTATGCTTTAGCCCAATAGCCGTAAACCATTTTGTGCGATGGATCAAAAGTGTCATTGGGTACGCCATCAATAACCGCCACTAAGTGATGTGCTTGCCTTGCAATTACTACGCCCTTGGGCATATCTGAACAGCGTGCTTTGCGTCCCTCAAATTTAGGTGCTGAAACCCACTTCCAACCTTGTTGTTCTAAGAATGGGATATAAACATTTTTGTTTGTGCCGTTACGGGCAGATTTGGTATTGCCAAAATCTTTGTTCAATTGGGCTAATTGTTTGTAAGTAATTTTGTAGTCAAGACCCATTGCAATTGCAATTGCTCTTACAACACAATCACCAGCATTGCCTTTAAAGCCAGCTTTTTTTCTACCGCCATCGTTAAATTGATAAGTCATTTGGTTTTCCTTAATGGCCCGTTTACAAAGTGTTGCGGGTTGATGTAATTATAAGCTGGCTTATATCCAATGCAAGACTTATTTCAACTATTTTGTAGGGACAAACCCTAATCGTTGCTTATTTGCAACTAGACCTAATAAATAAGCTAGGTTATACTTTACGCATGACAAAAGACGAAGCAATCAAACTGGCGGGGAGCGTTCAAGCTCTGGCTGACTTGCTTGGCATCCGTAGGGAGGCAATTTACCAGTGGAAAAAGATACCTAAACTACGGGTTTATCAGCTCAAAGAATTGCGTAAAAATTGGTTTGCAAAGCCACAGAATTAGCTTAAAATGGAACCCAGCTAGGCGAGGAGTAATTACCCCGCCGAAAAGAGTTAACCCTTCTCCTGCTGTCAGTTCCTTCAAAGGGTGTTTTAAAAAGCGGGATTTTTATGCACTACTATCAGTTCAACATTGCTGACTATCGGTCGGCTACAACTCATTTATCCAACGAAGAAGATTTAGCCTATCGCAGACTCTTGGATATGTACTACGATTCAGAACAAAGAATCCCACTTGATACCCAATGGGTTGCCAAACGGTTACGACTGGGTTGCGAAGTGGTTGATATTGTTTTACAGGATATGTTTGTAAAGCAAGAAAACGGTTGGTTTCATGGGCGTTGTGAAGAAGTGATAGAGGCTTATCACGCTATGGCTGAGAAAAACAGGGCCAATGGTCGCCTTGGAGGTCGTAGAAAGAACCCAGTGGGTATCGACTCGCAACCCATCGCTAAGGCAACTATAAACCAAGAACCAATAACTATAAACCATAAACCAATTAAAGAGAGCAAGCGTGGCTCACGCCTCGCCAACAATTGGGTTATGCCAGAAGAATGGGAGAACTGGTCAACCAAAGAAAGACCTGACCTTGATGCCAAACAAGTGTTTGAACAGTTCAAAGATTATTGGTGTGCCAAGGCTGGAAAAGACGCTATTAAACTTGATTGGCAAGCAACATGGAGAAACTGGGTAAGAAATCAAAATGTTGCAAAAGCTAAATTTACTGACATCGCAAAGATTACAGTTCCATCGTCAAAAGAGCGTGACCCTGCGCTTGCCAAGCTAGATCGTGATAGGGAAATGGCTTCTCCAATGCCTGACCATATCCGAGAGCAAATTAAATCTGTGTTGAGGCTTACCAAATGAGCCACTTTGAAGCGCATCAACTGCTGGACAAAGTGCGGGAGGGTCAGCCAGTCCCCCTTCACCTGATAAACCAAGCCCTAGAGCTAACGGGGGACTTATGAGCGACAGAACAATTCTCGAACAAGCAGAGGCCAGAGGCATCTACCAGTCTTATTTGCGTTTTAAAAACCGAGAGACTGTTGCTGCCATGCTGGAGCAATCCGAGAAAATCTACGGCAAAGGCGCAAAGGAGCGCATCAGGGTTTATCTGAACCAAATGAAGGAAGGTACTTTGACATGATGCAAATAATGTTCACGGTCTACGGAGACCCCGTAGCCAAGGGAAGACCAAGGTTTGCCAAGCGAGGTAACTTTGTTCAAACCTACACCCCTGAAAAGACAAAAACCTACGAATCCGAGGTTGCGATGATGGCAAAGGCTGCAATGGGTGCTTCAGAAGCCCTAGAAGGGGCATTGGAGGCGTTTATCTATGTGACTTTTGCAGTTCCAGACTCATACTCAAAAAAACGATCTGAGGCTTGTTTAAGCGGTCTTGAAAAACACACCAAAAAGCCTGATTTAGACAATGTGGTCAAAAGCGTGGTCGATGGCATGGACAAAATTGTATTTTTAAACGACAGCCAGATTACCTCAATTCACGCAACCAAGGTCTATGGCGAGATAGCCAAGGTAGAAGTTATGGTGAGGGAAATATGATCTACCACTTGACAAGCCCAGACCAAGCCTGTGGCCTCCTTAAAATGCTGGCGGTCAAGATAGATGAGGCTTTGCGAGCTGGAAGACTGCTGAGGATGGAAATCAAGCCCGAATCAAAGACCCGTGAGCAAGAGGAAAAGTATCACGCAATGATTGGTGACATTGCCAAGCAAGCGGAACACCTTGGGGCCAAGTGGGACTCTGAGAGCTGGAAGCGGCTGCTGGTGGATAAGTTTTGCGCTGAAACCAACATTCCCCACGGCAAAGTAATCCCCAACCTAGACGGCTCTGGCATTGTCCAGCTAGGCTTTCAAACGAGAGACTTCACAAAAGAGCAAGCAAGCGAGTTTGTAGAGTGGCTTTATGCGTGGTCAGCAAATAATGGAATAAATTTAATTTAAAGTATTGCACAACCTCATTAAAGTGTATTACACTAACCCCATGCCGATGCATTTCGGTCAACAAAAGGAAATGAAAATGAAACACGAATTTCAAACGCTAATCGGTGCTGGCTTTGCTCCAGTAATTGTCATCATGGCGTATGACACAGACGAAGTGGGTGTTTTTGGCGAGTACATAGAAAAAGTGCTTTACGAAGGTATCGACATCAGCGATTGTCTGCACGAAGACACTCTTATTGACTTGACAATTAAGGGCGAGAAAGACCTAAAAGAGTGGATAGATCAGGAACGTGAAGAAGCTGAAATCGCAATGGGGCAAGCAAATGACTAAAGAAGCATTACGCCTTGCAATAAAGGCGTTGAAATCAATTGATGAGGCAATGCCATTCCCTGTGGCTAAGTTGGCAATCAAAGAATGTAAAGCCGCACTAGAAGCACCACAGCGCACATGGGTAGGTCTAAATTGGCTACCAGAACACAAGTGCGGCCTGCACCTGAGCCACAACGAACACCGAGATGTGTACGAGACAGTTGAACAGTTTTATGAGGCTGACTGTTTTGTTTCGCCAGAGGAGTGGCACAAAGCTGTAGCGGAAGACAGCGTTTGGGTATTGCACTGGTATCCAGAAACACCAATTGGGTTTCACCGAATTGCCGCATCAACATTAGAAGCCGTTGAAGCCAAACTTAAGGAGAAAAATCAATGAACAACGAAACGCAAAGACTCATGGAGGCACTGATGCTGATATATGGCAGTGACTTGCAAGCCGCAACAATCACGGTGCTACTCAAGGACGGCGACACTGCTGTGCGCTTTATTACACAAACTTTGCCACAGAAGGAGACAGAGAAATGACGACACACATCACAAAGACATGGTTTGATGGTGACAAGGTAGTGACGCAGGAAATCGCTGAGTCTGAAATTTACAAGCAAGAACCTGTGGCGTGGGGCGTATTTGAAGGCAACTTGCACGATATGTTTTTTAGTCAAGAGGAAGCGCAAGAAATAGCTGACTTAAAAGGAACTCATGCTGAAGTGCGACCTTTATACGCCACACCACAACGCACATGGGTGGGGCTTACGGAAGATGAAGCGTTTGCCTGCAAAGGTCGTGACTACTTTGAAACCTATAAAGCCATTGAAGCCAAGCTCAAGGAGAAGAACACATGATTCGTGATTTTTGTTTGATTATGTCGGGCGTAGCAATTCAAATGTTTATTAACTGGCTTGTTTGCAAAATTAAGGAGCAAAAATGAAAACAGATGAAGACGAAGCCTTTGACGCTATCAAAGCAGTGACCGGCTGGCGCAAGCGGCTGATCCTGCGCACTTGGTTTAGCGATGACGAGTTCATTGACCGAGATGCATCAGCAGCAGACATCCAGCGGCACAAAGACATCTGCCCACCGTGTACGAATCACTGCAACCAAGGCCGAGAATGCCCCGCCCGAAAATAGAGCTTTGGAGTTGCATCGAGGAGCATATTGTTCTGAATGCTAAAAACAGGTCAGAGGCTTACAAACAACTGCATTTGGAAGGCTACAAGCGCACCCAAAATGCTACTTGGGCCAAGTACAGAAAGTTAAAGAGGAATTTAAAATGATAGGTTTCGTTGCCCAAAAAATCAGCTACGGCGGGAGCCAACCCCTACACAAATTCAAGACTTGCAGCAAATGCGAGATTGATAAACCACCAGAGGGAGGCGTACAAATGACCCGTGAGAAGTGGGTTTGCGTTTACTGCTGGACACTACGAGCGACAAGAAATGCCAAGACCAAAGCCTAAATATCCCTTAAAACCCAGAAGTCTGAGGCTATCTGACAAGGAATGGGAAAGATTAAAAGAGTTTGGCGGCGCTGACTGGCTACGCAAATTGCTTGGTTCAAGGCCAAAACGCTATCACGAGGTTTTTAAATGAGATACCCCAAATTCCCGTACTTTAGAAGCCAAGCCCATTTAAGGAATGTTGCCTCACTTGCTTGCCAGTGGTGCGGCCTAGACGATGGATGCCAAGCAGCGCACTCTAACCATGCCCTACACGGCAAGGGAAGGGGGATTAAAGCCTCTGACGAGTTCGCAGCAGCCTTGTGCCAAGCCTGTCACCAGTTGGTAGACCAGAGCCAATTACCAAGAAGCGAAAGAGACGACATTTGGCAAACAGCGTATATGCGAACAAAGGAAAAACTGATAGGATTAGGTTTGTGGCCCATCCCAAAGGTATAGCTATGAAATTCAGCATCCAAGCCAACCCAGTATCCGACCTAGCAATCTGCCTTTTGCACAGCGTAACCAATGCCCACATTTTGCATTTGCAGACCAAAAGTTTCTCAGAACACATGGCGCTGGAAGCCTTTTACACCGAGATTGGCGACCTAGCAGATGGCTTTATCGAGGCTTATCAGGGTAAATACGGACTGCTCCAGTACCCCAACACTTACACACCTCCAAGCCTACCTTTGCCCTACCTTACCTATTTAAAGGACGAGCTAGAAACGCTAAGACGCAAGCCAGAGTTCCCGCAGGACAGCGAGCTACAAAATGACTTGGACACAATCGCAACGCTGATTGACTCAACGCTCTACAAACTCAGATTTTTAAAATGACCCTAAAAATACAA